TTGGTTAGAATACATGCCTGTCACGCATGGGGTCGCGGGTTCGAGTCCCGTCCGTTCCGCTAAAAAAGGAATAAGGTTGGTAAGGTCGTTAAAAGACTGACGTACAACGAGTTTAAGAGTTTTGGCTCTAACTCGTACCCCTAAAGATAAAAAGAGGGGTTAAGTAGCTGGAAAACAGCGAAAAGACACAGTTTGGTGGCGTACCCGTCCATACCGCGGAAAGCCTAAGTCAATAGGCGCCAAAAAAGAGACAAGTCCTTCATATTCAGTGAATATGAGGGACTTTTTTTATTTATGTTGTCTTAGGAAAAAGCCAAAATAAAGCCAAAAAAAGACATTTAGTGTGTCCCATTTCATACCCCAAACCAAAAAGGGACACAGGGGGTACGAGAAATCAAAGAAAAAGGGGTACGAATTGTCCAAAATTGGCAGTGTGTTGTCGGGAATTGGCAGTCTGCATAAAACTCATTAACAGATAGTTTACTTTAATTTTGTAACATTAAAAAATGAGTTTATGAAAAGTACATTTAAAGTTCTTTTCTTTTTGAAAAGAGACAAGCAAAAATCCGATGGCAGTGTTCCTATCATGTGCCGGATTACAATCGACGGACAAATAAGCCGTTTCAGTACCAAATTAAATGTGCATCCTAAATCATGGGATGTAAAGTCGTCAATGGCTCTGGGCAGAACAAAAGAAGCTGTCGAGATAAATACCTTTCTGGAAACAATTAAAACAGGCTTATACAACGTTTACCATGATTTACTCACCAAAGAGAACAATGTTAATCCTGATCGGGTTAAAAATATCTTTCTTGGTCTTGAAATTAAAAACCAAACCGTACTCGAATTATTCCAACGGCATGTTGATGATATCGCTAAATTGGTTGGTATAAGCAGGGCAAAAGGTACACTTCAAAAATATGACGTAGCCCGTAGGCACATGGCTAATTTTATTAAAGAGTATTATAATGTTGCTGATATTTCTTTGAAAGAGGTAAATCACTCCTTTTTGAGAAATTTTGAAGTGTACCTAATGACAAGCTGCAAATGTAAGGAAAATACTACTGCTAAATTCTTACAGCGATTCCGCACTATTATTCTTTTCGCCAAAAATAACGGTTGGATTCACATTGATCCTTTTGCCAACTATAAAATAAAGTTTAAGAAAGTCGATAGAGGCTATTTAATGCAAGAACAAATAGACGAAATCATGAAGAAACAATTCTCTTCTGAACGTTTGGAGCGAGTAAGAGATATCTTTATTTTTAGCTGTTATACCGGACTTTCCTATATAGACGTAAAAGGATTGGATGAAAGTAATATCCGCATTTCATTTGATAATAATTTGTGGATAATGGGGAAACGTGAAAAGACAGGTACAAGCTACAATATTCCATTACTCGACATTCCAAAGCAAATTATTGAGAAGTATAAAGGGACGATGCCCAATAAGAAAGTTCTCCCTGTTCCAAGCAATCAAAAAGTGAATGAATATCTCAAAGAAATCGGAGCTGTTTGCGGTATTGACAAAGATTTAACATTTCATCTTGCAAGACACACTTTCGCCACTCTTACGCTTACAAAAGGAGTTTCCATTGAAAGTGTATCAAAAATGTTAGGTCATACAAACATAAAAACTACCCAAATTTATGCAAGAATTACCGATGTTAAGGTAAGCAACGATATGGCTTCTTTTGCTGAAAAACTTGAAGAAAGGCGAATCAAATCTAAATCTAATTTAGATAAACTTTTTGAATGCCTTTCATTGCATGAAAAAATGGCTTTATTTAATCTTCCCGGCACTCTGTCTGATGATCCCGAAAGATTAAAGCGTATATCTGTCATGTGGCATAGCCTTTCAGAAGAAGAAAAATTATCTCTCTGGTCTAATACTTTTGAAAATGAAGGCAATCTCACTTTTAAATCGGAAAAAGCCAATACTCAATTAGCTGTTTAACCCACTAATTTTTAATAGTAATGAAAAAAAATGAATATTCAACAGTAATAGCTCTGTTCGACGAGTATAATAAGAATGTATATAAGGTTAAAGCCTTATCTACCTACCTGAAATATGAAGCGGTGAGAAACTATATCGCTGATTACATTAAACAACGATATGGGAAAGTTGATTACTTGCTGTCCGAAATCGACGTCAATTTCATAATAGGTTTTGAAAATTACCTGATGAAGTTTCGCAAATATAACGTAAACACAGCCGCCAAGAAAATAGAATTATTCCGTCGTATTGTAAATATAGCCTGTGAAAAACAGGCTATATCCAACAACCCTTTTAGCCATTACCGGATTAAAAGGCAAGAGGTAGTTCGTGCCTTCCTTTCGGAAAAGGAGTTACAGTCTATTTTGAGCAAAAAGTTTTCGACTAAAAGACTTGAACAAGTAAGGGATGTATTTATCTTTTCCTGTTTTACAGGTCTGAATTATTCAGACTTATCAATGCTAACAACCGAAAATTTTGAAACAGATAAAGACGGTAATCCTATTATCAAAATTATGCGGAGCATGACATATACACCTGTTATAATCCCTTTGCTTTCAGTTCCGCAGAAAATTTTGAATAAGTACAGTCAAAATTTACCGATAGCAAGTAATCAAAAGATGAATGATTATTTGAAAGAAATCGGTGATATTTGCGGTATTGGTAAAAATCTCACTTTCAGGGTTGCAAGAAACACATTTGCGACTACTATTACCTATATGAATGGGGTACCCATTGAAACAATATCCCGAATGTTAGGACATACCAATATAAATACAACCCAAACATTGGTACGAATGGATAACGGAAAGATTGGGCGGGATATGTTGAAATTATCAGAACACCTTACAGGTATGGATACTGCATTAAACCTCTAAAAATATTTATCATGGAATTACAAATTATTCAAAGCAAGATTTATGAAATCCGAGGTATGCGAGTTATGTTGGATTACGATTTGGCTGAATTATATCAGGTTGAAACCAAAAATCTGAAACGTTCTGTTCGTCGGAACATAGACCGTTTTCCTCCGGATTTTATGATTGAACTCTCAAAGGAAGAGTACGATTTTTTAAGGTGCAATTTTGGCACCTTAGAAAATCAAGGACAAGGGCAACACGTAAAATACTTACCTTTTGCATTTACTGAACAGGGTATAGCCCAACTGTCAAGCGTTCTTAACAGCACGTTGGCCATTCAGGTTAATATATCTATTATCAGAGCTTTTGTCGCTTTACGACAATATGCACTGGGTTATGCGGAATTAAATCGTAAATTGGAGGAATTTATGGTGGAAACAAATATGCAGTTTAGTGATATTTACCAAGCTCTTACCGAACTTGCATCACAAAAGGAACTGGAAAATAAACCCCGTAAGCGTATTGGTTATAATGTTCAACAGGATGAAGAATAATATATTATGGAACGAGGATATATAAATATTAAAGAAAATAGTGAAAATCAACTGATTGTTGAAGCAAAACTTGTAAATTGCACCCTGTGGGTAACGAAACATCAAATTGCCGACTTATTTAATGTATTTGTCAATACGATTGGTAACAATCTACGGAGTATATTCAAATCCGGCTTGCTCCGTGAAGAAGATGTTACCCGAATACATAAATTTGAGAGCAACGGGCACCCATGCGAAACGGTACTGTATAATCTGGAAGCACTGATATTTGTCAGCTACCGTGTAGCATCTTTTGAAGCAAAAGCATTTCGGGAATGGGTAATGAAAGCATTAACCGAATATACCCGGACTGATAATAAAAAATCAACAGAAGTTCTGATAGTATATAACCTACACTCAAAACTTCCGGCTATTTCGATGAATTAATAAACGTTTAATACATTTAGATATGAAACACGTATTTTATTTACTTATCGCTGTTTTTATGGTTTCCTGCGGTTCAAACTCATCAACGAGTAATTACGAAAAAACCATTACTGATAACCTGTTAAAAGGGAGCGACACAAAAGAAAATCTCAACTTCAAAATTATTGAGATTAGCGAAACCGGCAACGTTACGGTTGCCGACAGTATCGCCTATCTTACTGATGAATTTCAGAAAAATAATCAACCTAACATCAGTAAGATTGAGCTGGCTAAAAAAATGAGTGAAGATCTACTGGCAAGAGAAAAAAATCAAGCTAAAATTGATAAATACAATGCTGATATTGCACGGATGAGCAATACTATTGATTCTCTAAAAAATCTTACTCCGGATAATCTTAACGGATATGACAGTAAGAATCCGAATGATGTTCTTGCCGTAATTGTTAGATGCAAATACTCAATCGCTCCGGGTGGAACAGCCGTTGAAGAAACATTTGATTTCTACTTATCTCCTGACGGCAGCAAATGCTACGGAAAAACCAGAGCAAAATAAAAATACATATCACAATCCAAATGGAGCCTGTATCGTAAAAATCGGTACAGGCTTTTTTTGTATATAGCTTTCCTTTCTGTGAGGAAAGTTCTGCGTTTTATTATGATAAACGCAAAGCAGACAACCAAATTTCCTTTTTTCTGTACTTCCCTCGGTATAATTTCTTCCTCATTTAGTTATGACCATAAAAAAGGAGGGGTTCGGAGTGAACGAGTATCAGGCGCGAATTTATTTCATGTTTATTGGCTGCATGGAAAATCCAGTGTAAGCTGCCCCCTAAAACCAAGCGATTCTGCCCCCTTGTG